CGGCTGCTCGCGCTGCAAGACGGGAACTCGACGAGCATTCTCCATCGAAAGTGGGCTATGAAATCGGCGATTTCTTCGGTGTTGCCTTCGTTGGAGCGATCGGTGATTATGCCGACAAGTCATATCGTGCTGGTGCCGAGATGGGCTCGAAAGCTCGAATTGGACTCACTGAGGCGGTGTCGAAGATTTCGGACTATATCAACAGTGACATAGACGCACAGCCAACGATTCGTCCTGTACTGGACTTGTCAAATGTTCAGTCCGGAACCAGACAGATAAATGCAATGTTTAGCCGCACGCAGGCAATGTCGATCAACGCCAACATGAGCAGGGCCCACACCAGCGGAAATCAAAATGGTGGGTTCCAAGATGGTTCCGCGGCCACATACAACTACTTCACGCAAAACAACTAATCGCCGAAAGCCCTGTCGAGGGTTGAAATCTATCGGCAGACAAAGAATCAATTCTCGGCGATGAAAGGAACGGTGAGTAAACGATGATCAAGTCGGTCACTGTTACAAACTATCTCGGTGAAAGTCTGAAGATGGAACTCACGAACCCGTACGATTCCGGTATTGCCATTACCGACATTACCGGAATTGGTCCGGGAAAAGCGGATATCAATGTCACGGAGCTTACGTCGAGCGATGGCTCATTGCATAATTCCTCCCGTCTTGGGACCCGGAATATTGTCATGACGCTTCGC